GCGGAGTTGAGGGTTTTATCTTTTGTGCCTGAACAACATGCTACGCAGGTGTAAGGGACTCTCTGGACTAGCGATGAGTTAGTCGCCCAACGGCAAGTGTTGAGGGCAAACAGGGGGGTTGTGGTGCCATAAAAGTATTTATTTACAGTTGGCAAATAACTACTGCGGAGGCATCGTAACTTGGAAGAGAAGACACGGGTAGTAGGGGGGAAGCCCTCGAATCCTAGTGCGGTTCTTCTCAAAAGATAGCACTCTCAATTCTGCAGAATAATTAGAGTTACACGATAACCTATTTGGAGACTCAAGAAGTCCTGAATGGGTTTTTTGTTTGTCTCGGAGTTACTTCTACGGGAGTAGCTTTAATAAAAAGACAAGGAGGAGATAATGACACAGGACGCAGAAGACGTTCAACCAACTGTGGTTTCAGAGGAGACTACAGCACTAGGGGGGGACAAACCCCCAGAAGAACAACCTTTGACCGAGGCGAAGATAAAGGAGATTATCGGTGAGGCAACTAAAGAAGCCAAGCGAGAAATCCAGAGTGTGAAAGATAAAGCTCGGGCAGAGATTGAAGCCGCTCAAGTAAGGGCGAGGCTTGCTGAAGAGACTTTAGCAGGCATAGAGGGACTAGACCCGGATGCTACTGAGGTAGCCAAGTTGCGAGCAAGGGATAAGCATTATCAGGCAAGGGAAGCGCAGGCATATCAAAGGCAACAAATGGATGTCTTTGCCAAGAACTTTCGTGCCAATATGAACCAATTTATTACTGAGATGGGGATTGACCCCAATGACAAGGGGATAGATTGGGGCGATGATGCCAGAGATTATCTAACAAAGCAACAAAGGATTCTGGCTTCTGTGGGTAAGCTTCAAAAGGAGAGTGCCGAAACCTTAAAACAAAGGGTTAAGCAGGAAGCAGAAGATAGGGTTGCTAAAGAACGCAGAGAAGCTGGTATTGACTCAGTAGATACATCTGCATCGATGGGTGCAGGTAAGAGTATTCCCACCGATAAGGAAGCTTTGGGAAAGTGGGTGGCTAACTTATCTACAGAGGAGTACGAAAAGCTCAAGCCAAACATCGACAAGATGATGGCAGAAGGCAAAATCAAGTGAAACTTTAATAAGGAGTAGAAAATATGGCAATTTCAGCTAGAATACCGAGTGGGTTGGACACCAACAAATTCATCCCAGAAATATGGTCTAAGAATGTTCTTGTGGCCGTTAAGCACAAGCTGATTGTTGTGCCTGTTGTGAACCATTCCTATGAAAAGGAACTAGTAAAGGGAGATACTTTGTATATCCCCCAAACCAACACGGTCACTGCGACTGAAGTCACGATCGGCACAGAGGGCGTTCAAAAGAACCCGTTTAATACCGCTGCTGTGACCCTCACTATCGACCAATACTTTGAGGCGCCGGTAACCATAGACTATATGTCCCGAAGACAATCACAGGTCAATCTCGTAGACAAAGCCGCAGATGAATCAGCTTATGCTATCTCAAAGAAGGTGGAGAGCACTGTTTGTGACCTGTTCGCAGCCCTCAGTGACGCCACAGGCTATGGCACAGACGGCTCAGCAATCACCGATGATGTTCTCATCAGTGCTGTTGAGGAACTCGATGAGGCGGATGTCCCAGCAGAGAATAGGTCTTGGATATTTGACCCGTCCTGCAAAGCAGACATTATGAAGATTGATAAGTTCGTAAGGTCTGATTACTTTGCTGCGGATGTTATCCCGACTGGTGGATTCCGCAAGGATGTCTACGGAGCACCTATCCTCATCACCAATAACCTGACCGTGGGCACTACGGGTAATGTTGGGGCATACCTACACAGGGACGCTCTAGCTATCGTTATCTCGGAGAACCTAGAAGTGGATAGAGTAGAGCAACCACTGAAGCATCAACTTGTTCTTAACACGACTTCATTGTGGGGTGTAGGGGAAATAAGAGACGACTTTGGCTGCCCGATTCTAACACGCTTAGCATAGAGGAGCTAAATGCCACTATACGACTTTTATTGCGACTGTGGTTATAGTGAGGAAAGGGTGGTTAGGATTTATGACCCGAACCCAACCTGTCCGAACTGCCAAAAGGAGCTTATCAAAAAGATAGGTTCAAATGTAATGGTCAAGATGAAAGGCGAAGGTGGCTATCCCTCTAGGCGAAAGCAAGTCTTCAATACTACGATGCGAAAGCATCCGAAACTAATATAAGGAGGAACTAAATATGGGAACTGCAAGAGTTCAGGGACAAAGAGATGTTGCCCTAAACGAACTGCCATTCAGGGGTATTGCCCTAAACGATGCCACTGATAATACTAATACCGTTCAGGTATATGCCAGTGATTCAGGGATACTCTTCATCAACAAGTTTGTAGATACTGTTGTCTATACCTTACCTGCTATCGCAGATGGGGCAGGAAAGATGTTCTGGTTTTACACGGGCATCAACCAAATCATAACCATAACCAGTCCTACTGCAACCACACTTTTTTCAGTGGGTGCTCTTGGCACGAGTACATCCTGCGATGCTGCTTATGGCGGTAGTTGTATGGTGGTAGGTGATGGTTCTTACTACTACATGTTTGAAATCTCTGGTGCTTGGGCATAAGTAACACTTAAATTAGAAGGCTTTGGGGGCACGCCTGAAAGGTAGTAATACCAGCCCCCAATGACGCTGGCTCAATAAGAGTGCTCCAAAGGCGTCAAAAAATAAAGGGAGGAGATAAATTAAATGTCACAACAAATAAAGGTAACTAGGGAATTGGATGCGAGGGGGGCAACGAAGTTAGGATTTGGCTTTGATTTGCCAGGTGTTGACTATTACGTGGATACTACTCTTGGTCACGCTGGCAATGATGGGCTAGGTTGGGGTAGCGATAGGGCACTTAAAACAATAGGACAGGCAATGACGAAGGCTGCAGCTTACGGTACATCATTAGCGCAACGCCGGGGTCGTGTCAGAATCTTCGTAGCACCAGGTGCATATAACGAAGATGTCGTTACACCTCTAAATACCGAGTGTCCATTTGGGCAACTTATCGCTGTTAATCCGACTAGACAAAGTTTTGGGGCAGCCTATATCTACGCCTCAACTGCGTTAACTTATAGTGTTATTGTTAGAGCTAGAGGTTGGTTAATTTCTGGCTTTGAGATTGGTGCTGTTGCGTCAGCGGGTAGTGTTTGGCTAGATGGTTCAACAGCTAACTCAAGTGCTCAGGGGACAGAAATTTCGGATTGTTTGATGGGTGGTTGGGCTGCGACAAGTGCTAACGGAATAGACGTGACGGGGAATGGTGCTCCGTTTACCGTACTTCGAAACTTACACTTTGACGGTTATCCGGGTAGCGCTATAAAGTGCTCCTCGTCCTCAACTGACCAACCGAGGTTCTGGGAAATTGACCACTGTGTGTTTGTGGATAATACCAATCACATTAACATGAACCCACGTGGTTTTAAGGAATCGTGGATTCACGATTGTGCATTTATGCAAATCGGAGCCAATCGGACTGCCACAGCTCAAATTGATAATACGGGTGGTAACGCTTCGATTATCGGGCCAAATAACTTTTTGTCTGGTGACTACGATTCAGCGACTGGTGGATACACCGCTGGCAGTAATGAGACTTGGCGTGGCAACCACACTCAGGACTCTATTGATACTGTGAGTGGCTCTGCTGGTCAAGCTAATCCTGCATAACCAAAAGCCTTGGGGGTGGGCTTTAACTACCCCCAATAATCCAAGGGGGTCTGATGCGTAAACGCAAGGAAATAGAAGGGGATGGCTCACGCAAGGACATCGTTACTTTGGAAGTTCTTCTTGATATTAGAGACTTGCTCAAGAAACCTGTAAAGAAACCAAGGAAAATAAAATAGGAGTGTAGTGTGAATGAGTATTGGAAGTTGGAAAGCAGCGACAATTGCTCAATCTGCACAGGTCAGTTCAGAGGTTGATTTGGGCAGGGCATATGAAACGCTATTGATTTCGTTTCCTGATTTAACTAACGATACAAATATCACAATCAAAGTCGGTGAGAAGACTAGCGATACAGCGTATGAGTTGCATAGCTTTGACCCCAGCACGGGGCAGAATAAGGTTATCTCTATACGGAGCGGTAACAAGGCGCAATTCTTTGCCGAAGTCCCCATTGGTGGGTTTCAGTATGTAACTATATATACCAGCAATGTTGCACCATCCGGGGGCTGGGCTATTCGTGTCTGTGGAGTAAGGAGTTAGATATGGCTAGTCACGAATATGAATTGCAACTGAAGTGGGAAAATGGAGTCTCATTTGAGATGACCACAAAGTATGATGATATTCAGATATTCACTGTGGTTAAGATGGATGAGAACCAGAGCATCGCTATAGTCTGGCCTTATGTTGATAAGATTTGCCGTAGCTACTTCAACAAGATTATAGGTGAAATCGGTACTGAGATGAAGTCGTGAGGGCACAAACAACAGGTAGTATAAGAATAACATGGGGAGCAGAGCATAGAGACGGCAAGGGTAATTTAATAGTTCGCCAGACGAGTATTGAGCCACCGAATGCGCCAGAGTGCCTAAGCCCGGGATGCCTTTGGCGCTATTTAATAGACTCGCTCACCTTTGTCTTGGTTGCATCTTATCATACAAGGCGAGTGGTTTATGCTGAGGCGAATAGAAATAAGAAGATACTTGAAAGATATAGAACTGGAGCGCCTAGCCCCAATAACTTCTGGTGGGCACTTTACGCAAATATAAAACTTGCCTGCCCGTTTTGCAGGAAGATAAACACAAAGAGGTAATGATATGGCTCAGACTCAAAAACCAACGAATTTAGGGTATGGCGAGATAGGAAGGAGAATGGCAGGAGAAGCTGCAACTGAAGTTGAGAGTATCGTGGGGCTAACCGGTGCTTGCACAGCAGCCGAGGCATCAACTTTCGCAAATCCAGGCGGTGCTACCAAATTAGCGGCTAATGGCTTTGCTTTGGCCAATGCCGATACGGTTGCCGCAACTAACACTACCGTAAGTGACGATACTACGCAACTAGACCACGTTTTTACTTGCACAGGTGACCAGTCAGTCTCGGGATTTGCCATTGAGAACAATGACGATGATGTAGTTTTTGCCGAGTGTTGCTTTGCAGCTGCTCTAGGAATGGAATCTCCAGATACCCTGACTTGCCAAATGAAGATGCAGTTTAAGTTGGGGAGTTAAGCGGATTGAGGTTTAGCGATGGCACAAAAAGCACTATCCTTTAATGGCACAAGTGATTATGTAACTGTCCCCCACTTTGCCCTAGGAAATGTCTTCTCTGTCGAACTTTGGCTCAAGCAATCTGCAGAATCAACTAATTATTACGAGCAAAACCTCGTTTGCACACATGACTGGTCAGTTAAGACGGGTTTTATAGTTGGAAGGTGCGGAAAACGATACCTGGTTTTCAGGGTCGGTAGCGGCTCAGCCGTTAACGACTTAAATATGGTGGGAACTTGGAATCTAGATACTTGGGTTTACGTTGTTTGTGTCTGGGATGGGACTGACCAAATTATCTACATAAACGGTGTAGAGAACACAAGAACAACACCTGGATTAACATACGCACATGGCGACGACCCCATTGACATTGGGAGAGATATAACCTATACAGCCAGAGTTTTTGATGGCATCATAGACGAAGTCCGCATTTCAAACGTAATGAGAACGCTTCCAGAAATTGAAGCTATCTGGAATGGTGGGAATGGCGTTCGATTTGAGGTAGATGGCAATACAATAGCTCTCTGGCATATGAATGAAGGGGCTGACTCTACTATCTATGATGAGACGGCTAATTACAATGATGGCACAATCACGGGAGCTAGTTGGGTTGATGGGTATGCCTTTACAATACTCAGAACTGCATCAGTAATGATTGGCGTAGTGGCTACGGGTACTCGCTTAGGGGCATTTACTAGGGCATCATCAGTTATTGTGGGCATTGTAGCCAGCGCTTCAAGGACTGCAGCATATACTCGGGTAGCCAGTGTAATTATTGGTGTTGTTGCCATAGCCGAATTTATTTGGCGTGCTATAAAATTATCTTTAGGCAAGCGCCATACTTCCCTTACATTACCAGAAAGAACCTTTAGCTTTACCCTACCCAAGAGGATATTTAGTTTCACATTGAGGAGGAAAAATGAGTAGTTTAGAAGTAGTAGAGGGATTACAGCGACAGGGAACGGATGAAAGAAGACCGTATAGTATTACGACAACTAAATGGGATAGCAGCCCAACCAGCCCAACCGTAGTGGTTTATGACGAGTCAGATTGGAGTGATGTAACTTCTAGTGTTGGCACTCCCACCGCATCAGCAAGTGGTGATGTAATAACGCTCACAAATTTGACAAGCTTAATCAAAGGGCATACCTACCGTATAGAGGTAAAATACTTAGTTGGCACAACCATTGCTGAATGCCATTTTAGGGTTTTTTGTGTGAGGTAGAATATGACAACTACATTAGCGCAAGCATTGGTGCTCTTATCTAAAGAATTGGGAGACTTTTGGGCAAGTTCTACTACTAGCACTGGGGCTACTGATGGGACTTCAATTATTGATACTGCCCTGAAAGCCAAGTCCAATGACTGGGTTACAGATGAATGCTACGGTAGAATCACCGAATCAGGCGATAGCTCTGAGGATGATGAGAAGAAAGTAATTAGCCTTGATAGCAATACCGGGGCTTTAGCCACACTTGCTCACACCGCTCAAATTGCAAGTGGGACAGATTATGAGATACACAGGCTCTTTACCGCAAGTGAAAAGAGACGAGCTTTAATTCACGCTGCCAAAGCTAGCTTCCCCCGTATCTTCAAGGAAATTAAAGATGAGACAAAGACACTGGGCAACTGGTTAAGGAATGCTTGTTTTACCAAATGGGCTTCTGCTAGTTATCCTGATTACTGGCGGGTGGATACAATCACAGCCGCCAAGAATACAGATAAGCTATACATTAAGCGTGGAGATGTGGGATGCAAATTAACCCGAGCTGGCACAACGGGTTATCTCTATAGCAGTGAGGATTATGTCTATGACTTCAAGGAATTATATAATAAAAGCGTAACCTTTTCTGTCAATGTTTTTGCCGCCTCTGCCAATCAAGTAAGATTAGCAATCTACGATGGCACGACCACAACTTACTCGGATTACAACTCAGTAACAAACACCCTTGAAGAATTAGAGGTAGATGTAACTATTCAGGAATACCCCACTGCTATTGAGTTTAGAATATATGTAGAGGTTGATGGGGATGTCTATGTAAGCGATGCCCG